TATCAATCAAGGTGCTTATTCTCTAACTATCAATGGTAATTTTGATTGTGGTTTATATAAAGTATTTGTAGACACAGGAACTATACTTTTTGGAATTGATAGTATTAAAGAATCTTATCCTGAATGGTTTGGTTTCATTAGTAACGGTGGTACTGGTAATGCAACAGCAAACACATCAGCTATCAATAGAGCTATAATTTCATACAAAAAAGTAAAGTTAAACAACTGTAATACCTATATAAACTCTAAAATTGTACTACGTCAATATGGGTCTATTCTAGAAGGTAATAACAGTTTATCAAAACTTACAGCATACAGAACTACAGCAACAGATTCATTTGCTATGATTATGAGTTACAGTAGGGTAAATGGAACTACTGATGTTTGTTCTGAAATCATTACCAATTTAGAACTTGATTGTGCTGGTCAAGCACTAACAGAAGTTAATCTTGGTACAATGAATATTGATAATGCTTCTGGTATTCATTTACGATATGCTGATTATAGTGTAATTGAGAATGTTAAAATTAGTAATGCAGGACTAGCATCTGTAACTATTGAGTGGTGTAATCATTGTATAATCAACAAGTGTACAAGTATATCAAATGGGTATATTCCATTTCCAAATTTTACAGACCCTACATTGAGTGTAAAGGAAAATGGTAATGCATTTTCTGGTGTTGATGGAAGTTATAACAAAATCACAAATAGCTATGCATATCAGTCTAGAGATTTAGGCTTTACATTTTGGAATGATCAAAATGGGCTAATTGATAATTGTACTACAAGCACTACCCTCACAAGTGTTGTAACTGCTAATGGTAGAGGTGGTGCATCCATTGAAAGTAATTCAGCTAACTGTAAAATTTCTAATTGCAAAATTGATAATTGTACTATAGGTATTTTCGTTGCTTCACCAAAAGCTGTAATAGAAAACAACAATGTTGTTACTTGTTTAACTGGTATAAATGTAGTTGATACTTCAGATGAATGTTTTATATCAGGCAATGTAGTTACATACCCTGCTTCTGGTACTGGTATTTCAGTAATGATGTCAAAAAACATAACCATAGCAAACAATATTTTAAACAATTACTATAATATCTTTTCCACTGCAAATGAAGGTATATTAGTATACAATAATAAACTCATTTCTACTAATACAGTAGCTTCCGTTTTGATATACAATACTTTGAATAGTAACGCAAAATTCAAAAACAATATCTTTACTGGTAAGTTCGCATATGGCATTCAAGTATCAAATGTATCTCAAATATCCATACTTGATAACATGTTCATAGGTGGGTCTGATTTTGGAGTAGGAATTTCTCTTGATGATTCTAATTATGTTATGATCAAGCAAAATATCATAACCAGTGATCCAATATCAGGGTATAACCCACAATTTTCAATTTATGTAAGTGCTGTTAGTGCATCTAATAACATCACAATTGAGAATAATACTATATCAGGGTACACAGTAAGTGATAGTACAAACCCATATGGTATATCAACTCAAAGTACTACTCCTATCATATTCAAACATACTGATTTGACTAGAACACTTCTTGACCCTAATGCACATATATATGCTGGTGTTGGTTCTGTTATAAAAGGTACTGATGTAACTAGGGGTATGAAAATGTATGTAAAAACTGGAACTGGTAATACAGGATGGGTAGCAAATTACTATTCGCTAACTTAATATAAAGGGAGTACCACAATGTCAGAACTCATCATAGAACAAATCGACTTTTCTGAAATCACTCAAGAAGTGATTGAAGAGCAAGAAGGTTTACAAAAAGTAAAAAGATTTTATTTCTCAGGGCCTATGCTTGTAGCTGAAATGCTCAATGGCAACAAGCGCATGTATCCTAAACCTGTCATTGAAAGCAATGTTGACAAATATCAAAAAGCAATTCTTGAACGTCAATCAGTTGGTGAATGTGAACACCCTACCACTTCATCTATCAACATGGAGAGAATTTCTCACCTTGTCACTGAATTGAAGATGGATGGTAATGTTGCTTACGGTAAAGCAAGAATCCTTGACAAGATGCCCCTTGGCTCAATCCTTCGTAACCTAATGGATGAAGGTGTTAAGATCGGTGTTTCATCTAGGGGTACTGGTACACTTCGTAATGGAATTGTACAGAACGATTATAACATGGTTGCTATTGACTCTGTGTTCAATCCATCAGGGCCTAACTGTTACGTTACTGGACTTATGGAAGGTAAAGAATGGGTTCTAGCTAACGGTGTTCTTACAGAACAAGAAGTAGGAATTGCTAAAGAAGAAGTAGAGACTATAGTAGTAGAAAACAAGTTCTCTACTGCTGATAAAGAAGCGGCTTTTATGAAGCTATTTCATGACATGCTTAACAAAATAAAAACAAAGTAAATGTATCATTTTGTTTATCTTACTACAAATCTTATCAACAACAAAATTTATGTTGGTAAACGTTCTACAAAGAAATTAGACGATGGATACCTTGGATCAGGTATTGTCTTAAAGCAAGCAGTTGAAAAGTATGGTAAAGAAAATTTTGAAAGAACAATATTATATTATTGTTTATCTAAAGAAGATGCATCCAATACGGAAAAGGGTATAGTCGATAGTTGGTTTGTTGCTAGAACTGATACATACAATGTAATGTTAGGTGGAACTGGTGGTACAACCTTACTGGGTAAATTTCTTTCAGAAGAAACAAAACAAAAAATGAGTAATTCAAAACTTGGTAAAAAGCGTAAACCATTTACAGAAGAAACAAAAAAGAAAATGGCAGAAGCAAGAAAACATCAAGCTAGACCTGTTACATCTGATGCAACTAAACTTAAACAATCAAAATCTAATAAAGGTAAGAAGCGTACCAGAAAACAAAAACTCAACATCAAAAACGGGATTTTACGCAAGAAGATGGAATTGAAAATATCATCAAAATAAGTATATAAAACAAATACTTAGCCCCTCAATTTTTACTAGTTGAGGGGCTTTTTGCTAAATAACTATATAAATTAAGAAGCAATCATGATTGGTTATTAAAAATTTATGAAAGGAAAAGGAAAATACAATGGCAGACGATGTAAAAACTGAACAACCTCTTCAAGAATTGTTCGAATCCATTAGCTCTGATATCCTTACAGAAGAAGTACAATTAAAACTTGCTACCTTATTCGAAGCAACTGTAAACGAAGCAATCAAAGCTAAAGAAGAACAACTTGAAGAAGCTAACGCCAAAGAACTTACTGAGTTCAAAGAAGATTTAGTAGAGCAAACCAATTCATATCTAGATTATTTCTGTAAGGAATATATCAAAGAAAATGAACAGATCATCGAAGATTTCAGTAAAGTCAAACTTGCAGAAAAAGTATTACGCAATTTCCAACAAATGGTAGAAGCATTTAACATCTCACTATCTGACGAATCTATCTCTTCTGAAGATGAAGTCGAAGAACTTAAAACCGAAAACACTAAACTTGTTAACAAGCTTATTGAATCTCGCAAAGAAGTTTCCAATGTTAAAAAAGCGGCAATGATTGCTGAATCACAAGCATCACTTGAAACTGACGTACAAAAAGAAAAACTAGTTGAAATGGCAAAAGGACTTGAGTTTGACGAAGAACTTTTTGAATCCAAACTAGCTGTTCTAATCGAAAAGATTCTTGTTGAGAAAACCGAAGTAAAAGAAGAAAAACTGGACGAAAAACTTGAAGAAGTAAAACCAGTTGAAAAATCAAGCAAAGTTGCTGATTATCTTAAAGGACTATAAAAATTAATTTTATAAAGGAGAAAAAATCTAATGGCTGATTCTGTACTTTTAGAAAAATGGTCTGAACTTATTGATACTGATAAAGCACCAGTAGTTCAAGCTAGAGAAACAATGGCACAACTTCTAGAGAATCAAGAGCAATATCTACTAGAAACCGCAACTGCCGCATCTGATGTCGCACAATACACACCAATCTTAGTACCTGCTATCCGCAGAATACTACCTAACCTTTTAGCTCAAGAGATTGTTGGAGTTCAGGCTCTTAAACAACCTACTGGTTACGCATATGCTCTACGTTATGTATATGGTGATGGTGCAGGTATTGACAACGTTGACCGTGGTAAATTCAATCGTGATTTAACTGAATCCACAGGCCCACTATTCACAACCGTTGGTATTCTATTTGCCAACACAACTACCCTACTAACCGTTGGTACTACTGCAACTTTCACAAACGGAGCAGTTTCCGCAGTTGCACAAATCCAATACTCAGAAGCAGGTCGTGCGCTAGTTCGTACAAATAGCAACAACGCTTCAATGTTCATCGTAACCCCAGGTGTTTCTGCTTTCGGAACAGGTACTGCGGGTAATACTACTGTCATTGCAGGTTTCCAAAACGAAGTTGGTTACTCCCTAATCTTCAAGAACTACACAGGGCCAATGTCAACTGCAACTGGTGAAACACTTGGTGCTAACATCAAGCAACTCAACCTAAAAATCGAAAGAGCGCAAGTTGAAGCACAAACTCGTAGATTAAAGGCAGAGTACACCCTTGAAATGGCACAAGACCTAAAGAACATCCACGGTCTTGACGCTGAAAAAGAACTCATCAACATCATGGAATACGAAATCGGTGCTGAACTTGACCGTGAACTTGTAGACCTAATGAACTCCAAAGCAACTGTTACTCCTACTTGGTCTTACGGTGGTGTTAACACTGCAAACGGTTCTGCTGATGGTCGTTGGGAAGCAGAAAAGATTCGTACTCTGTACAATCGTCTACTTCGTGAAGCTAACCAAATTGCTCTTTCAACCCGTAGGGGAACTGCTAACTTCATTATCGCTTCATCTAATGTTGTTGCCGCTCTAGAAACTCTATCAGGATTCATGTATGCTTCTGTGCCTGGAACTGTTAAGCCTACTCTTGGTGTTGCAAAGGTCGGTACTCTTGATGGACGTTTCACTGTCTACATGGATACTTTCGCATACACTGACTACATCACCCTTGGATACAAAGGACAAAACACTTATGACGCAGGTATCATCTACTGTCCATACGTTCCTCTCCAAATGCAAAAAGTCATCGATCCTGTTACATTCCAACCAAAGATCGGTTTCATGACTCGTGATGCTATCGCAGGTAATCTATATGGTGTTCAAACTTACTACCGTACATTCAAAGTCGATTTTGGTTCATCTTCTTTCGGTGGTGGTTACACTCTTGGTCAAATCTGGTAACAGTTGACTAATACAAACGAATCAGGGAGTTAGAGAAATCTAGCTCCCTTTTTTTATTTAAATTTGACATCACATTAATTCTAATGTACAGTGGAAATCAATCTTCCATAAATAAAGATAAACTATATTTGAAAAGGATATATACATATGGAAGAGTTAGACGAAAAGAAAGAGTTGAAGAAGAAGTTATCCAACATTGAAAAGGTGCGTTCTATCCTTAATGGTGATAATCGTCTGCCTCCAATTCCACCAACCAAAGCGTTTAAAGGTTCAAAGAAGGATAAAGAAGATAAACCAAAACACAAGAAGAAAATAAACTGCGAGGAATAACCCTCCAGAAACCACAACAAACGAAAGGGAATACAAATGAAAACAGTCGTAGAGAAGATTGCAGTTGATCAGAATGTAACAAAGAAACTTGCCAAAGAACTAGTAGATGCAGTTATTGAGGCAATCGGACAAGAGCTTATCGCATCAGGAGAAATCCGCACTGCACTTGGTACTTTCAAGGTTAAGACA